AACCCACAGGAGACACAGTGGAAGAAACAACCGCACCAGTGGCAGATGAAGTGACCGCAGCCGCGGTTGTTACTGCCGCAGCACCAGTGGCTTACGCAAAGCCACGTTCACCAATCAACAGCCAGGCATCGTACTTGGAACACAGCATCAAGGCCAAAATGGGCAACCATGATTCAGCTCAGTATGTTATGGCAGCCGATGACTCATTCAGCACGAACCCAGCGTTCACCCCAGTGCAGTATGTAAACCAAGTAATCGATACATCAATCGGTTCACGCCCAGCCATCGATGCAATCGGCTCACGCGCCATCACTGCATCAGGCATGGTTATCAGCCATCCAAAAATCACAACCAATGGCACAGTTGCTGACACCAACGAAGGTGCTGGCCCATCAGAGACCGGCATCATTTCCTCATACGTCAACCTAGATGTAAACAAGTTTGCAGGAATGCAGCGCTACTCAGTAGAACTACTAGAGCGTTCATCCCCAGACTTTTTCCAAGCAATGGTCGACAACATGACACGCGCCTACAACAAGGCAACTGATGCAGCAGTCATTGCAGCACTAACCGCAGGTGGCACACAGGCAACTGCACAGGATGCAGATTCTGATGGCATCATCGGATTCGTATCCAAAGAAGCACCAGCTGCTTACCTAGCCACAGGCGAATTGCCAAGCGCATACATCGCTGGCACATCCCAGTGGTCATTGCTAATGGGTGCAACCGATACAACTGGTCGCCCAATCTACAACGCATACAACCCACAGAACAACGGCGGAGTTGCTGGCCCACAAAGCCTACGCGGCAACGTGCTTGGACTTGATCTGTATGTAGATCCAAATGCAGTGGCAACAACCATTGATGAATCAGCATTCATTGTTACTCCATCGGCAGTAGCAATTTACGAAAGCCCGATTCTGAGAATGAGCACTAACGTAGTGACCTCGGGGGAGATCGAGACAATGCTCTACGGTTATCTCGCAGTTGGCGTTTTGGTCGCTGGTGGCGTACGTCGCTTTAACCTGACATAGTCAGCGTTTGCTAGAAGTGTGGGGGATGCGGCCCTGTGTCCCCCACACACTTACACAATAGGAGTATCAAATGGCACTAATCACACTAAGCGAGTTAAAAGCCGTCTTAGGTATTGGTGACATTTACGCTGATGCCCTAGTCCAAGAGTGCGCCGATGCAGCTGAAAACATTCTTTTATCATTGCTCACCAAAAATCAATGGGGAGTAGTTGCTCACAGTCGCACAAACCTTGTGAACACTATCTACACAGACCGCCCGCATGATGTCTATGTTGGGCAACAAGTTGAAATTGCTAATTCTGGTGCAAACTTTAACGGCACTAAAACCATCACCAAAGTTACCGAATACTCGATGTCATTTACTGGCAGTGGAAGTGATTACCCAAAGCATGGTGTGATCCCATACGGCACAGTATCCGCTCATCAATACATTGACTATGATGATGTACCAGAAGTCCGAGAAGCTGCACTTGCAATCGCATCTGACATTTGGATCACCCGGACTGGCACACTTGGCCAGCAGGGTGTGGACTTTCAAAGCCCAGCCCCATACCGTTTAGGCCGATCTCTATTCACCCGAGTATCAGGCTTACTTGGTAAATGGATGGATACCCGCGCCAACCTTGCCGCAACTCTCGCAGCTGCTGGTCGGGTAGTTTACGCATGGCCCAATGAAAACATCACGCCGCCAGCCATTGTGCTTGTGCCGGGTTCGCCTTACATGACCGTTGGCGCAATCGGTGGAAACCGTATCCATGTCAGATTCGACATCACTTGCATTGTAAATGCAGCCGACAACCAAGCGGCTTTGGCAAACTTGGAAACCCTAATTTTGTCAGTAACCGATCTACTAGCCAATAACATTTCGTTCTTGGGTGGATGGTCACAACCCACAGTCCAGCAAATCGGAAACGCCGATATGTTAATCAGCCAACTCAACATCGAGATGGTCACAACCAACTAGAAAGGCAAGTCATGCCAGCAACATACATAACTGGTCGGAATCTGACCCTGAGCATTAACTCGGTGTCTTACGCTGACCAAGCATCAACAGTGACACTAGAGCGCGAAAACAACCAGCAGGTTCTAGAAGTGCTATCAGGTCGCGCTTACAAGACCGTTGATAAGACCGCCACATTAAATGTGGAATTGTATCTTGACGATTCAGCATCAGCAGGAATCATCTCAGCACTTTGGGATGCAGCCAACACTGCACCAGACACATCTCTGGCATTCTCGTTTGATGTCAACGGTGACACATTTACTGGATCAGTATTCCCGGTATTCCCAACCGTTGGTGGCGCGGCCACTGACGTATTGACTACATCTCTCAGCTTTGTTGTTGAGGATGGAACAGTCGCAAGAGCGTAACTAGCAGAACAGGGCAACCATTATGCAATACAACATCACTACAAAACAGGGCAACAACTACATAGTGAGCGATGACTCGGCTTGGCTGTGGATCGAGATCGAACGCGAACTCGGTTACACAGTCAGCCAAGCAGCTGAGAAAATGAGCCAAGGTTCATTGGATGTCATAACTTGTATGCTTTACAAGGCCGCCAAGGCCCAAGGCCATACAAAAATGCCAAGTCAGCAAGCATGGGTCACCAATGAGTTTGAAACCTTTGAGGTGGTCGAGGAAGCCCCAAAAGACAGTTAAGGGATCTGCTAATCAAGGTCGCAGTATCTACCGGCATACCCTTAACGGATTTAATGGAGTGGTCGCTCGCAGACATTAACACAGCAGTCACGCTGATCAAGGAAAGGAATGGACATGGCTGATACTAGATCTACCATACGAATCCAACCCGACCTTAGAGATCTTAGAGGCTTATTAAAAGCACTCAACAAAATGGATGATGATAGCAAAAAAGCATTGAAAGATGACGTGGCAAGTATCAGTGCTTGGACCGCTGGGGCAATTAGAACTTCTGGTTATGTCGGTTCACCTATGCCAGCACAGACGGCCATCGTTGCAAGCACAGTTAGAGCCAATAAAGACCGCATACCTAATGTGACCATTGGTGGATCGCGTGGTCGGGCATCAGGTGGCGCAAATGCCGGCATCTTGTTGTTTGGTAATGAGTTTGGATCTGATCGAAACACCTTTGGCTCGGCTGGCAATTTCCCTAATGGCGGTTACAAGTTTCCAGCTCGTACTCCTCGTGAGGGTCGAGGCAACCGAGGATATTGGATTTTCCCAACGCTAAAGGCATTACAACCAGAAATTACTCGCCGATGGAAGCAAGCAGTTGGCAAGGTATACGGCGAATGGAGTCGGACAAGTGGCTGACATAAGGACAATGAAACTCAATCTGCTTGCAGATGTTTCTAAGTTTTCAACTGGCATGGTCAAGGCCGAAAATGAGACCAAGGGTTTGTCGACTAAGGTCAACAAATACTCCAAAGCAATGGCCAAATCTTTTGCAATCGCTGGCGCAGCTGCTGGTGCTTTTGCTATCAAGGTTGGCTTAGACAGCGTTAAGGCCGCAAGCGATCTGAATGAGGAAGTAAGCAAAGCCGAAGTTATTTTTGGCGATGTGGCTGATGAGATTAAGGCATTTTCAAAAACTGCTGATACTGCTCTAGGCCTTACTCAAACACAAGCATTGAACGCAGCAAGCACTTTTGCCACCTTTGGAAAAGCAGCCGGACTAACTGAAAAAGACTTGGCGAAATTCAGTACAGGTGCTACAAAACTTTCAGCAGACTTGGCATCGTTCTACAACACAAATGCTGACGAAGCCATTACAGCTATTGGCGCGGCCTTGCGAGGCGAATCTGAACCCATCCGCAAATACGGTGTTTTGCTAAATGATGCAACATTAAAAGCCAAAGCAATGGAAATGGGCCTTTACGACGGTAAAGGTGCATTAGATGCTCAGGCCAAATCTCTAGCAACTTACCAAGTTATTTTGGACCAGACCAAGGATGCTCAAGGTGATTTTAGCCGCACATCAGATGGTTTAGCTGGTCAGCAAAAGATTCTAACTGCACAACTTGAAAACCTTAAAACTACAATGGGAACAAATCTTTTGCCTGTAGCAAAAGAAGTTGTCACACAACTCAATTTTATGGCAGCGGCCTTTGGCGGAAATGACCCAGAGGGACTGAGTGAACGCGCTAGAGAATTAGCAGGTGTTTATGATGGCCAAGGATCAGGTGCTTACAATCTAGCCTTGGCATTAACTAACGTAGGCAAAGCATTTAGCAACATGTTTGATAGCATGTCTGGCCCAAATGCCAGTGAAGCCGGAACAGCTTTGCAAAACATTGCAGAAGCAATTAACAAAGTTGCTAAGGCTTTTGAGTTGCTGGGAAATGCCTATGGCAAAGTAAAACCCATTCTTGATAAGTTTCCAGCAGGCATAATCAGAACAAAGTTTTGGGATTTTGTCTTTTCAAGTGCAGATTCAGAGGTAAGTCGTGCCGCTGGTGGCCCAGTCATGGGCAATCAAGTTGCTCGGGTTGGCGAGTTTGGCCCAGAGTTATTTGTCCCAAATGGCGTATCAGGCTCAATCCGTAAAGATAATGGGGCTGGCAGTGGAAATACCTTTATCTTTAACGGCGTAGTAGACGCAGCTAGCGCCCGTCGAAGTATTGAACGGATACTACAAACCCAGAGCAGGGTAAGTGGTGCAATTAACCTAGCTGGGGCTATGTCGTGACAACCTTTACACCCGTAATACGAATAATGACACTACCGCCAAACACAGACCACGCAGACCCAAAGACCGAAGTTACGTCCTGGGTAGATTATAAAATAAACATTTCACGCGGTACGTCAGAATTTATTAACCCGCCATACCCTGGAGAATGTAACCTAAGTTTATTATTCGACGAGAACTCAGTACCTGAAATAGAGCTAGGTTCGTGGGTAGAGATACAAGTACAAACTTTTACGGGTACTTATGAAATTTTACACGCAGGAAACGTAACTAATAGAAGTTCAAATTATAGAGAGTTTGGAATTTTAGGTTTCGTTTTAGAGTGGCAATACGCCATAACGGGCCCTATTTCATTACTGCAAAATAGTAATTATTACTTAGACACTACGACCACACAGCAAGCGGGCGGGTTCGTAATTGACATTTTCGACCAAAGTACCGCGTTTAATTGGTTTGCCATAAACCGTAATTTAACTTGGGCAGCTTATGGCGCAGACACTTGGGCTGAAGTAGATTTAACTAGAAGAAATGGGTTTCCTTTTTATGATTTTGATTTAGAGTTAAGTAGCATAACTCAGTCAATAGACGCGGGCAGCCGTAACACCTGGGACGACTTAGTAACACTTACTTACGGGGTCTACGGCTGGATTATTGAAAAACCAGACGGCGTTATTCAATTTAACTACGGTGAATCACCTTTAACAAGCCAAATCACTTTGACCGCAGATATGCTTAGCCCCGATTTAATGGGCGGCGATAGGTATGACACGTTACGTAACCAAGTAACTTTAACCAGGTCGGACGCTGTAGCAACTACTTATTACGAAAACGAAAGCGTAGCTTTATATGGTCAAAGAACAGGTTCACTAGATACTTTTATACTCGACCAAGCCAGCCTAAATGACGTAGGGCAGAAAATCCTTAATTCAATGGCTTACCCGTTACTAACTACAGACCGGATAAGCGTTAATTTACTTAACCCTATATTTACAAATGCTGAAAGGTATTTCCTTTTATACAACCCGATAGGTTATAGGGTCACAGTACAAGCCCCTGAACCAATGGGCGGGACGCAAGATTACCTAACTATTGGCTGTAATTACACAATTAACAAAAACGCTTTTATTTTAGATTTGACATTAGCGCCAATTTCGCAGGCGTTTAATTCAATAAATTGGGAACAAGTCCCGTATAATTACACTTGGACTAGCTACGGCGTGGCTTTTCCTTTACAAGAATGGCAGGATTTATAAATGGCTACTACTACCCCAAATTTTGGCTGGAGTGTTCCAACCTCGACAGACCTAGTGACAAACGGCGCTACCGCTATCGAAACGCTAGGCGACAGCGTAGACAGCAGCGTATGGAATTTAAGCAATAACCAATTAACAGTCGCTACGAGTGCTAGGTCTACAGGCCGTACAGGAACAGTTGCCGAAAATGTTGAAGGATTTTTAGTTACAACTACAAGCAATTCCTTTAATCGCGATAATGCTACGCCAGTATTTATAAACCGAATTACAGGCACTACAAGCGCTTCTGTGGTGCAATTTTACCGTAACGGTACAGCTGCGGGAACAATTAACGCCAGCACTACAGCCGCCCCTACCCTTGTAGCGCCTTCGGATTACCGATTAAAGGAAAACTTAGAGCCGCTAACAGACGCCGCAGACCGTATTAAGTCAGCCAACGTATACACCTATAACTTTATTTCGGACGAAGATAAAGAATTACGTTATGGCTTTTTGGCACACGAAGTAGCCGACCTAATGAACGATTTAGTTATCGGTGAAAAGGACGCAGTAGACGAAGAAGGCGAGCCTATCTACCAGCAAGTGCAAGAAACCCGCCTAATCCCTGTATTGGTGGCAGCCCTAAAAGACGCATTATTACGTATTGACGCGCTAGAAGCTGCGGCTAAGTAATGGCCTTACCAATTAAGAACGGGAAAATAACTACCGCTTACAAAAAACTAGGCAAGATGTGGTCAAAGGGCTACCACACAGGCGTTGACTTTGCAGTACCTACCGGCACACCAGTTTTGGCAGTAGCTGACGGCAAGATTGAAAACGCCAACTGGGGCAAGTCCTACGGCAATCAGGTAATCCAAAAAGTACCAGGCGGATGGGTAATCTACGCACACCTAAACGCTGTTAGATGCAAGCCCGGTCAAGTAGTCAAAAAGGGTCAAATTGTTGGCGAGTCAGGTAATACAGGAAACTCATCAGGCCCGCACTTGCATTTTGAAATGCGAGACAACATCCGCTGGAGTGCTGGCACTGACATCGATCCGAAAGAGATTTTGGCATCGTGAAAAAATACAAAACATTCTTTGTTCGAGTAGTTGCGCTGATTGCCTATGAGGGCCTAGCAACATTTGGCCTATCGGCTGGCGTTGGCATTGAGCCAATCAAGGGCGCATTGATGGCCGCTTTGTTGCCGTTGGTTGTGGTCCTACGCGAAACCGCCAAGGGCTTAATTGATGATGGCAAACTGACTCAAGCCGAGATGGATGGCGCAATCGCAGCTGGTAAGACTGCAAAGGATTCTAAGCGGTAAATGCACAAGTCTTTGAGAGTGGCGTTAGTCGCTTTCATCGTAGGGTTCACGATGCTATTGCACACGCCCAATGCGTTCGCCGAACAGGCATTGACTACCGTTACTTGCGCCGACCCACAAGGGAATCGGCAAGAGTTTCAGATTGGCTGGGATAATTCAAACTCGTTTTTTGAGGGTAAAGGATACATCCCACGACTTTATTGTGAGGGTGGTTTCGCCCAGCCTTACACCACTTACATCTCCGACACATTGCCGGCAAATAGCCCATTGGGTTATTACGCAGGGATTGTGCCAACGCCTGAACCCACACCATCGCCATCAGAGACCATAGAGCCAACACTAGAGC